CCAAACCATACACCAGCAGTAGTTCCACCAGCTTCAAAGATTACTCCATCTATAGGACTAGATGCTAACTTAACAACACAACGGAATACAGCATCTTCACCAGGTACTACACCAGTGCCACTGTCAGTTGTGGAGATCTTGTCTTCTCCAGCTTTAAATGATCTAGTAAGAATATTATTACTTTCTCCTTCTACTATTCCATCTTCATCAGAGTTAAACAGTACTGTTGTAGGTCTTGGGACAGCATCATAGAATCTCTGATCTACAGTCCAACCAGCTTCATTACTGATTACCTGACCCTTCATTGCACGTAGTGCAAATTCTTTCGCTTTGTTAATAATCCAGTTAGTCTCAGTAGAAGCATTAGTAACGTGATCTAAGTTACCTGAGTAATTGGTATAGAACTCAGATGCATACTGAAGCATATTAGTACCACCATACTTGAGGTTGAATACCATTGCTCTAAGTATGTCAGTAACGTCATGGACGCAGTTAACAGGACCACCAGGAATTGCTAAGTTTGGATATTGTACTAAACCAGCAGCAACTGCTTGCTCTGCAACGTATCTGATGTTTCCATCAATAGCATCACCACATAAAGCAAATAGATTGTCTTTAGGATTCTGATTATAACTTTGTACTGGTTTTGTTAATAGATTCTCTGAAAGATCATAATCTCTACCAAATGCATTACGCATTGTGCAGGTTAAGATATCTCTTAGAATCTTAACTACAGTTATAGATGCTTCATACTCAGTCTCAATATGCTTAAGTGAATTGTCTTCTGTCTCAACATATAATGCAGCAGCATCCCATACCTTCTCATTACAATCCATACGCATGTCATGGACCATAGCTTCGATCATGTCTAAGACATCATCTTCACAGTTAACATGACCACCAGGAATGTTTAGAGTCTCATACTTGGAAAGGTCATTCATTATGCTGACACATTCCTTAGCGATGACTGCTCTGTTCTCCCAGATCATATTAGCAGCATCAAGATACCTGTCATTGTTTGCTCTATTCTGGTTGTTAGGATAACCTTCTGTATCCAATACAATAGTAGAGTCTCTATATGCAGTCTTACTAGTCCACTGAGGAGCATAATACTCTTCATGTGCCCATGCAGCAGCATTAAGAGCAGCACCATCGTTATCTAATAGTGCAGCAGCAACTTCACCAGGAGACATTAATAGGTTATTAACTGCCTTCATAGCAAGCATTTTAGTATACTGGAATGCATCATTCAATGCAGCAAGCTCATGCTCAACATGAAGAATATTCTTCTGACTGTCGAGGTACTTGTCTATAGCAGATTGACACTGATAGGTACCACCAGTTACTAGGTCAGCAATTACAGCAGGGATGATATAACTCTTAATATCATTCTGACATCCTGACGATCCAGTACCAGGAATTTCAAGGAAGTCAAATGGTACAGAATCTATTGTTGCTGTATACTTATCCTGAATATATCCTTCTACTTCTTCAGCAATATAATCTCTATTCTTCCAAAGTTGGAATCCACCTTCTCTAAATCTCTGATCGTTAGGAGCAATAACCTTAAGTAGATCAGTACCAAGAGTATCAACTTCTAAAAGCACAGCAGCACCAGCAGGAGATGAGAAGTTATTAGGTATTCTATATCTTGTAGTATATGTGCCTGTTAGAGTAGTACTAGTAGTTGTAATAATCTCCTTGGCAAGTTTAATTACTTCATTCCATGTATAGAGTGATTGTAATACCTCTTCTCCAATGAAGTCTAATTTACCACCAATAGTTAAGTATGTCCTAGCAGTATAGATGGTGTGATAGTTACCACCTTCTCTAAGGTCTTTGATTAGAGCACCAAGGATATAGTCCTTAGTATCTCTGATACATGTATCTGTGCCACCGTAACTATTCTGAGCAGGGACATCACCACGAATAGTGAAGTCACTAAATGCTGCCTTCATTCTACCTACAGCTTCTTCAGCAATGTAAGCACCGTTAAGGTCAATGATGTCAGCACAGTCTCTATATTCCTGACGACCTAAATCAACGTCCTCAGCAATAATTGCCAATCCTGCATAATCAATTCTCTTAGAAGTTGTAGAAGATGATCTCTGACCGCTATACTTAGCATATACTTCTTCAGTAGATATTATGAATGGTGCTTCACCATCTAAACCAAATACAATATTTAACTCACCATAATCTACCTGAGTAGGTGCAGTGAATCCAGTTGTGTAATCAGCAGTACCCTTCTTAATGACAATGTTATCTACATGTCCAGACCAATTAGTAGCACCGTTAAAGTCTTGTCCGATATACAGTGCAGCATATAGGTAATCGTTAGTATCAGCATAGTTACCACCAACTTGAGCACCATTTACATATAATTGAATAACTCCAGATGCTCTACTAATACCAATGTGCATCCATGTACCAGTTGTAGTAACTATGTTACCACTGGATATCATCAATGTAGTGCCGTTATAAACCTTAATTGCTTGTGCATCTTGGACAATCCTCAAACCTTGAGTAGCACTCAAACGACGGAAGTCAAATAGAGTTTGAAGAGTAGTATTAGTTGCAGGACGGAACCAACCTTGAATAGTTAGATCACCTGTGCCAAAAGCGTAATTTTGTGAAGCAGGACTGCTAAATGCGCCATTTGTAGGAATAAAGACAGATTTAGATCCACTCAATTCTGCTTTCTTAACAATTACACTTTGAGTGCAATTTGTGTAAGTTAGAGTAGAATTAGTGATATATTCGTCTGCTTGGAATGTGCCAGTAACAGGACCAGCGAATAACCATTTAAGACCAGAATTAACTCCAATTGCGTCAAATAACGCTCCAGATGTCATACCCTTGATCTGATCACCCATTACGAATAAACCAGTTGACTTATCCTTATAACCGATCTTAGTTGTCCTAATAGTCTCATTCGCTTGGAATGTGCCGTCAGTAACAGATAGAGCATTAACATTGGTTAAATTGCCCGCTGTCATCGCTGTTGTAGCAATGGTTCTCAGGGTGTCAATATAGGACTTAACGTTAGCACAATTGGCAATATCTTGGTTATTACCAGATGCATAGTTAAGATCGTAACTATTAGCAGGTGCAACACCACCAGAGTAAGTAGTAGGATCATTAAGGTTATATCCAACCCCAGAGAGATCCTTCCAATACATTAGGTTATTGATCGCTTTATGCATCAATGTACCAGCAGATGTAAAGGCATGGACTGCTTCTGCCTCTTCACCAACAATACCGTTAGTTAGAGGGACACCAGCATCATCGAAGAATTTCTTAGTGAAATCAACAGTATTAAAGTTACCACCAGACCCAATGTCAGCAGCGATAGCATCAATCATATATCCAAGGTCTCTTCTGCACTTCTCTTGATGAGGTGAGTATGTACCAGTGGTTTCAGCAGGAAGATCATTTAGACTTGCATTATTCAATGCTTCGTCAATAAATTCGTGTAAAGTTGTAATTGCTGCTTGAACATCTGAGCAGTTGTCAGCACCAGTGTTTGAAGCATTAGATCCAGCAGTACCGTAAGCATCGCCAGGTGAAGGGTCAGCAGTGATTGTAAGGTCTTGATATGCAGTCCAAGAGTCACCAGAGTTAACAGCATTAACTGTACCTGAATATTGGTTAGCAATTGCTGCTTTCATCCTATCTTTTGCTTTTTCAAAGGCAAATTTGGTTTCAGCAGATTGTGAATTCACATAAGTGAATGTTCCGTTAACATCAAAGAATTGTTGAGTAAACTTACGAGAATAGCGGTTTCCACCAGCATAAACGTCAATAGAGATTGCATCGATCAAAAATTCGATATCTCGCTTACATTTAACATCTGAAGGAATTGAAGATCCAGGATATTGAGTTTTCATGTCATCAAACGCCATTCCAGCGATTAATGCCTTATTCTTCTGAATCATCCTGTAAGCGTCTTTAAATCGACTCCAGTTGTTAGTAATAACGTCAGATGGGAAATAGTAGTCTGGATAGTCAATTGCAATACTTGCTTCAGCGAAATCGATGATTTCATCCTTATTATTCAGGATATTGCGTTTTCCATCAAGGAATCTGTTTGCAGCGATTCCGTGGAAGGTAGAAATTGGATTTCCGTAAACTGCCTTCTTATTACGGATAATCATGCCATCAGTAAGAGTACCACCAGTCAATTGACTGTAAGTAACCTCAGTAGTCCTTACTTGCTCAAAATTCAAGAAGTCAGCATTGATTCTTTGACTAGAGTCGTAAAGCTTGGTAGGAGTGATAGAAGACTGTGAAATGTCGTCTAAGATGACATTAGGATTCTCAAGACTAACTAAACGCTCGAATAGTAGTCCGAAGAAGGTTGTTCCCTTGTTAATGATCAATTCATCAACAACTTCGTTGTTAATAGGATCAGTGTAAGGTGCAATGTATGTAATCTGACCTGCGATCTTAGATTGGGCAGAATAGATGTATTCGTTAAGTTTAAAGTCAAAGATACCAGTTTCAAACCTAGGAGTACCTGAAGTCTTACTTACAACCACTCTATCGGTTACATTACCTTGATTATCAATGTTAGTCTCTTCAATATAAGCAGTATCACCATCTAGGTTAGTAAGTGCCTCACCGAATGAGAATATGGTAGGACTGTTAACAGGAGTGACTGTTTCGATCAATGCAGCAAACAATTCGCCTCTCTTGATCTGCTCATTAAGTTGGAAGGTACCAGTTAAGTTAATAACGTCAATATGGTTAGTACCTGAGTCAATAACAGTAGCAATAGCGTCTGATTGAGCACCTTGGACTTGCTGTCCTGTAGTTGGGAAAATACCGTAGTTAGATCCACCACCATCGTTATAAAGTGCGATTCTATAGATGGTTGTAGGAGTAACTCCCATGATTCTATAGTTAACCTTAGAAGGTGGTTTAGGTGGCTCAGCAAATACTAAACTACCACCAACGATCTGATAAGAATCACCAGGAGACTGAATGATACCATTAAGGGTTATCATCAACTGGTCTTGCTTAACGATTACAGTTTCACCCTCAACAGTGATTGGGAATTGCTTCTTAATACCATCAAACTGATCTTGGATGTTATCCATCTTCTTAACAATAGAAGTTAAGATTTCCTCAGAAGATGTTAAACGCTTCTTACGGAAGAGAACCTCAGTATTGTTGTAGTCAGTATAGATTGGTTGAGCAGCACCAAATGAGGTGATCTGATTAACATTACTATAGTTGTTGATATTAACTTTCTTTGTAAACTCAGTACCAATCTTACGTCCTGATACGTCCTTACCACCAGTCAGTTGTAACTGACCAAACATGTTGAAACCAGCAGGGTGGTTATTTTCTAATACCTGTGTCTTCCACTCTGTAATAGGAATTTCAGACTGGACAACATATGAGAAGTTCTGATAGAAGAAACTATCCTGAATCTTCTGGACAATCTCGGAAGGCTTACCAACGTCATCAATAAATCGGCCTGGTGTCTTCGTTAGGGAGCCGATATTCAGCACACCACGAGCAATAGAGAAGTTATCGATAACTCCAGATGCTTTAGATATCTCACCAGTTACCTTCTCACCAGCAGCCCAATCACCAGTATAATCAACGATCTTAAGAATCTTAGGTCCAATCTGCCAACCAGTGTTAGTAGAAACCTTACCTCTTGCAGTAGAAGTCTCAGTAGCAGATCCTTGGAATACTTCCTCTCCTTCAAGGAAACGAGAAGTTTCAATAACAGCAACTGCTTTACCACCGAATACCTCAGTTAGAAGTGTCTGTCTACCAGATCCTTGAGTCAAGAATGTGATATAAGATCCACCTTGAGCAGCAGCTAAAGTAAGACCGAATCTCAATTGGTCTGTTTCTAAACCAGCAGCTTCACCAGCAATAGCATAGTAAGTCTGATTAGCAACCAAACTGGTCAAACCAGCTGTGCTTGGTTTTGGTAGTTCACCTTCTGTTGATCCAACATCATCAGCACGGAATTGGACTTCTGCACCAGTGGTTATACCATGTGGGAAGTTAAACTGTAGATAGTTAAGGTCTAAGTTAACAACGTAGTTAAATTCTGATTTTAGAGTAACCACTGGTTCGGATGAGTATCCAGCACCACTGTTTTTAATGATGATCTCACTAAGACGATTATTCTTAACGATTGCTTCTGCATCAGCACCTGTTCCACCACCACCTTCGATTACAACAGCAGGAGTAGAAGTATATCCAGAACCTGGGTCAGTTATCTTGATCTGACTTAGTATTGATGTATTGAAGAGTTGTAGGTTAACAGGGAAGGTAATCTCTGGTTTTAAGGTATAGTCATGTGAGTAACCGAAACCAAATTCATTATTCTTCAGTCTCTTAATCTTACCAATATTAGTACCTGTTAGGAATACAGATGCACCACTACCTTCTGAAGGAATAACAACAGTTACAGATCCACCAGATCCAGCAAGTGTGTTACCTAGGATTCCAGGAATACCATCGATATCGATAGATGCTATAGTATATCCTTTACCTGGGTCAGTTACAGAAGCACCAGTTATAGTTCCTGATCCAACCTCTGCATCAAACTCAACAGTAATGGTTGCTTTACCACCTTCACCGTCTCCAGCAATTGGTACGTCATAGTATACACCAACAGCATATTCAGTACCTCCATCATTAACAACAACCTTCTCAACTTGTCTGAAGGATGCAATGTCACTAATGATAGGCAACTTCTGATAGAAACCACCTGAAGATACTAGTTTAATAGTGTTAATAGGTCCAACTGCTCTTACAGAAGTAGTTGAATAGTATGAATATACATTATCGAATGGGTCGGTACCTACCTCAGCATTCTGTCTCTCAGGCTCTTTATCTAACTGGAATCTAAACTCAGTATCACTCAATACCTCAGCAACACTAAATGTGCCTTGGAATGGAGTAGTAATAACATCAATGAATGAATTATCACCAACTGGAGAATCAGCACCAGTCCTAGATGGGTCAAAGTAGTAGGAGATATTAGTTACATCACCCAATACTGAGAACTTAACAAATGGATATGCACTACCACCAAGAGGAATACCTGGTGTGCCAGATCTTGTGATATTGTTAAATGAGTATTCTAGTTTATACTGGTTGTCTTGTGAGAATGACAAGTAGTAACCGAAGTTAGATGTGTCAGATACATCAAAGACATATTGATGATTTCTAGTAAATTCTAATGTTGGGTGCTTTGCATAGATGTTAACATTAGCGATAGCATTTGAATTGAATGCAGGGTCACTAACAGCAGTTGCTCTAATACCGAATGTATACTCTCTAGATCCAATTACCTGATCGATAAAGAATGATCCATTGAACTGATCACCTTGGAATCCTTCAGTGAATATAATGCTTCCAGAAGCAAAGTTATGAGCACTATTTGATGTGCAATATACTTTATTTGTCCTTTGATCAGATGACCTTATTATATCCTTCTCAAGACGTGCAGTAACACGAATCTTCTTAACTGATGCAAATCCAGAGATAACTACACTCTTCTGATCTTCTGCTTCAGTTATATTACCAGCATTGATAGAAACAACGTCTTCTGGAATGTATAATGAACCAGGTTGGATCTCTACAATCTGAACTGTATAGTTGTTACCTAGGTCATATGGAAGTGTCCTAGCATAAGAGCTGATTGATTCTGAAGTAGATTCATGTGTCCATGTAACACCACCATCTGATACAGCACCAGTAGTATGCACAGGAGCAGTCGTGCCAGATACACCAGCACCACCAGCACCTACAACATATACATTTAACTTATGCCATACTTTCTGGCCTACAACGTATAACTTGCCAGAATCCCACTCAGGCATATCATTATCAAGATACTGAGGCATTGGGTAAGGATGCACTGTTAGATCAACAGTAAACTTACCAGCATCATCTATATGTGCCCAGTTAATAATACCGTCACTCTGGACACCACTAGTATGAGTTGGTGGAATTGTGCCAGTAGTACCTGTGCCTTGTGATTGATATATCTTCTTGTCGTAATACTTTCTATCGCCAGTTGTAACTGCTGCACCTGCTGCCCAAGGTATCTCAGGTTCTTCAACGTTGAAGTATGTACCAGCAATCTGGTTTACATCACCAGCATCAGTCTTATAAAGATCAGTATCATTAAATGTACCGTATATCTTACCAACCTGATATTTCTTACCTACTCCAGGGTTAAGTAAATTGTCAGCATTAGGGATATCTACGATAGTACCATATGCACTAACAACTTGACCTGAAGCAGTATTAGTATACTGCTGGAGTATAGCTCCCTTAGTTAACTTAACATCTTGGTTAAAGGTAAACTCAAGGACATTATCAATCTTCTGATATAGAGCATCACGCATATAGAACTTACTGATAACATCAGCAGTAATCTCAAGTCTCTTACCTAATGGTGATGGTACTGTAGAAGTCTTAGTAGCATATTCTGCCTTAGCATTAGTGAATGTATATGTGCCAGGATTCATAGTAGAAACAACCTGGGACATATCCAAGATCTGTAAACCACCAGCACCAACAATCCAGTTGCTTAGTGCAGCACCAGATACATCAGTCCAAGTAGTAGGAGTCTCAATATCAGAGAACTCAATATTTGTATACTTGGTTAAACCAGTAAGAGTATATGCTGCTCTCTTATCATGAAGTCTATCAAACTTAATAAGAGCAGAATCTGAGATAGATGTAGTAATACCGATCTCAGCAGTTGGGACAAGGTATGTGCCGTTATATGGAGCAACATCATCGATGACTAGATCATCGATCCAACCAATCATTGAGTTAGCTGTATTAGGACCAGAATACTTACCTGCAACAGTTAGATCTGCACAACTTATGTCAGAAGTATTTTGGAAGTTAGCAACTAAGTTACCATTCAAGAATACCTCATACTGATACAATCCAAGAGATTCTTCTCTCTTCTGGAATGTTACATGCACCCAAGCAGCACCAGCAAATGTAGTCCAGTGAGTAGCAGTAGCGGAAGTTGCAACCTTAACTGAGTTTACATAGATACAAATCTTTTCATAGTCACCACTAGTAGCATCTCCATCTATCTCAACTTGAATAGCATCACCTGCAATAGGTGTTACATCAAATAATAGTGGTTTGTTGTTACCTGCATGATGAGCAGTAGCAATTGACATCCATGCTCTGAAACTCCATTCTTTAGTGCTTAAATTATAAGCAGGGAATTTAACAGGACATGCTGCACTCAACTTAAGTGATCCAACACCAAACTTCTGAATTGCAGTGTCTATAGTTGCATTACTTGGAGTATGGAATGTTGGTGTTACTAATGATTGCTTTGTAGTATCTTCATCAATGTCAGCATCGTTATTGAAACGATATGCTGCCAATTGATCAGACTGTCTACGATCTACTGCAATAATGCAGTCACCAGTAGTATCTACTGAATGTGTCTTAGCCTGGAAACCAATAGCATTGGTATCATCAACTTTAGTCTCTTTTATAACTGTACCATCATACTTGAGGTAATGGATTACAGCATATCTCTGATTCTCTGATTCTTGAATATCACTTACAATACTGTAGTTACCAAATACATCTACATTGATACCTGCATGATTAATGTTGTCTACGTTACCACTAACAGTAACTGTTTTACTCCAAGTCCATGCACTGTTAGCAGTTGCTAATGGGAACTTATTAACCTGAATTTTCTCAAACTTCTGAGTAGCACCGTTATATACATCCCAAATTAGAACTACATCATCATAATTATCAATTATGAATTCTGGGTTTCTTACATATCCACCAACTGTAGGAATCTGTCTAATATACTCGATTTCAATGTTTGCACCGTCATACCAGAATACACCGAAGATACAGTCATCATTCTGATCGTTAACACCAACAAAGAAGAATCTATCATCAGATATCCAGTGAATCTGATTGATCATCTCTGAATCACTAGCAGATGCAATCTTTCTCTTCTCTACAAGGTCACCATCTAGATCACACTGAATGACCCACATATCATTAGGGTCGATAGAGTTACTATCTGTATAACCTGCAATATAAATTCTCTTCTCTTGGTCAAGTGCTATACTTGTTACCCAGTCCCTTCTAGAAAGACCTGAGATACCAGCAATTGCCTTTTGCCACTGTAGAATACCATCAGGTGCATTAGCATTGTTAAATCCAGACTTATACTGACCTAACCAAATATCTGGGTTATATGCAGCATTATTAGGATCATAGGTCTGACCAACGATATAGATGACATCATCTTCCAATGATTCATCAATATACATCTTGATGAATTCTGACTTCTTAACACCTGAGTTAGTAGGTAATAAGTTTCTCTCCCATACCTTCTGGCCTAGGTCGTCAAACTTAGCAAGAAATGCTGCTTGATCTCCATCTGACTCAAGGATACTACCACAGATATAAGTGTAACGAGCAGCAGTAGTTAATGTATGATGTATAGAAACTTGTCCAGCAGCTTCCTTATATTCTGTTATCCAATAGCGAGTCTTCTTATACTGCTGAGGATGAGATACCCTAATCTGAGGAGGATTGTCTGCATCATATCCATTACCAGAGTTAATGATATTAACAGTGTTAATCTGACCAGTACCTTCTAGTACTAGAGATAACTCAGCGTCTTGTCCAGATGCAGTAATTAATTCAAACGTAGGTGGAATATCGCTATTATATCCAGTACCAGCTTGTGTTATGTTAATTCTTTCAACACCAGCAACAACCTTAACTCTAAAGGTCTTATTGGTGTTATCAATGACAGGACGTGAATTTACAATGATTTCATCTTGCTGACGCAATTCATGTCCTTCTTCAGTGACAATCTTACCGTATGGACGGTCACCGATAATCTCTTTACTGTAACCAGTGATCTTCTGACCCTTAACAGAATCAATAATAGCAGATGCACCGAATCCACCAGTACCTTCATTATCGAAGAATACGGTGTCATTTACCTGATAAGAAACACCTGGGTTCTCAATAACGAATCCATCAATCTGAGCATTCTCAAATTGGGTAGTTGTCTCAACTTCAATGTCAACTCTAGACTCTGCTGATACTCTTGGGAAATAATCATAGATTTGTAGAGTTGCCTCTTCAGACATCTCTAATATCTCTTGTTGCTCATTAGCATCAATCAAACCATCATTGTTAGAGTCTTGTATTTCAAAGATTATAGGATATCCTTCTTTCTCAGTAGTAAGGACATCTGCCTCTTGGTTTGGTTGACGGTCAACGTCAATATCAACATCAGTGTATGGATCTCTATAACGGACAACACCATCAGGAATATTCTCTTGTGTTGCTGCCTGATCGAAGTTCCAGTTATCTGGTAGTGAGTTGAACTGTGGTCCCATGATATATGGGAATTGTGCAATACCTGCATCACTAGCATCAACAGTTACAAAGTAAGCATAGATTCCTTCTGGGAAATCAGGTGTCTTACAGAAACGACCATTATAATTGTCTAGGTCACCAGACTGGAAATCATAGTAGTAGTCATCAATAAATGTACCAGCAGCATATGTGGCAATAGGAGGACCATCTACCCTAGCAGGGTTAGGATTGGTAGCAGCATCAAATACAACATTATCCTTCAATTTGAAGGAAGTACGCATTCTTCTAATACCACTATTCTGATCAGTTGGATCGATGTATCCATAAGGACCATATATTGGGTTACCATCAAATGCCCAACCAATAATAGGTGAGTGCTCATAGTTAGCAGCAACTTCTTGGAAGAGCTGGGTAACAGGGTTTAGGAATACGTTATCACCAACAACATATCTTAATTCTTTAGGATCTGATAAGTGAGCATACTCACCACCAAATTGGTTGTTATATCCAGTGAATACATAACCTCTTGCATTGTCAAATTTAGACTCTAATTCATACTGAAGGTTTTTATTCCACTGATAGACTGTAGGTAAGAATGACGCTAATTGACCCACTGCTTCGAGTCTAACGGTTGTCATTCCCTGTGTATACCCAACACCCTTGTTGGTAATAGTTACACCTAAAACACGACCTCTATCTTCACCAATCGTGCCGATAGTTGCTTTAGCAATAGCACCGAAACCATCACCATTGATGATTATATTTGGTGCAGTAGTATAAGATTCACCAGAGTTAATAATAGCGATAGATACGATTCTACCGTTAATAACGATAGGTTGTGCTAAAGCACCCTCACCAGAGTTAACCTTAACAGCAGGAAGTGAAGTATATCCAGTACCAAAGTTGGTAACAGTTACACTTTGAATAGGACCACGAACGTTTGCTGTTGCAGTCGCACCAGTACCTCCACCACCTGTAATAGAAACTAAGGGTTGTGTAGTATAATCCTTACCTGGTTGCTCAACTAGAATTCTTGTTACTCTACCACCAGTAATAACTGCTTGTGCAGTAGCACCACTACCACCACCTCCAACAATCGATACAAGAGGAGATTCTGTATATCCAGTACCTTCAGTAACCATATCGAAGGATGTTAGACTACCATTAACAATAACCTCAGCAGTAGCACCTGATCCACCACCACCTGTAATCTCTACATTAGGTTTAGCACCAGCATCATATGACTCTCCTACATTAGTTACAGTGATAGATGTTAAAGGACCATATTGGATATATTCTCTTGATTTGTAAGACCATATAGAAACACCATTAACCCAAGAACCAATAGGTGTACCTGGATCTATAGTCTTTCTTTCTGATATAGTTTGGACTACTCTAGGGAATCTTAATAGTTTTCTTTGGTTGCCTGGAATAAGTGCAGATCCTGTAAATGGACCTATCTTGTAGTTTGGTAGTCCAGATGCAGCAACATAAACATATTGGTCATTAAAGAATGAGTTCTGGATGTTAGTCGTAAACTCACTGACAACACTGTTAATAGAAGTGATATCAGACTTACCTCTGTTAAGGTCAACTGATAGTAGGATGTTTCCTTCAGGTATAATCTCAGTTGGTGTGTTGATCTGATACGAGAAGGTATACTGATCAATTCTTGATGTTACAGTGAATGTGCCGTTGTATACAACAGGGTTAGCACCATATATCGTAACTTGGTCAGAAACTAGCAAACCATGAGGGTTACCGCAAACTACAGTCGCAGTCTGGTTATTAACACCACCAGGAGTGATAGTAGTAACCTGAATCAGTTTCTTGACGTTATATAACCAAGATTGGAGTCTTAACTCCTCAGCAGTCGATCCAAGGTTTGCAACCTTCAGTTTATCTCCACCAAGGTAGTAACTACCAGTATCGTTTAGTACTGTGGTACCTGCTTCAGCAATACCAAGAATCCTTAACTTACATTCCGCTACAGTGCCTTTATTGACATATACAAAGATATCGGACTGGATTATGGTACCAGGATCCCAATCTTCAATGACATCATTCTTAGACCTAGTACACTCGATGAACTGGTTTAGGGACTTCTCCTTATACTGGACTGTCTCTACATCATTGATCCTAATGGTACCATTCCTCTCAGGCCATCCAATAGTTGAGTCAACAGTGATAATTTGCCCAGTCGTAGTAAGAGGCTCAACAAGACGAGTTTTATAAGGAATAATGAAATTACCAACCAAGGTTTCTTCAGATATCGCCAACTCGTAGATAGTATCTGTTCCTTCAATGATGGTGATGACATTTTCGATAAGAGCAGATGCATTGGTAACACTAGTGTCTACATCATCTGCATATTGGTTAACTTCTGAGTCTATTAGGTTTGCAGCATCACCTTCTATCAATTCTGCACGAAGAATAGTGTCTACAACCCAAGTTGCATGAGATGGACTTATAATCTCATCTTTAGGATAGTAAAGATCAACATCTTCGCCAAATAGGATTTTGAAGAGATATTGAGTTGCTAATTTAGTACCTTTCGAGATATAGAAGTCAGTAATGTTTTTGATAACCTGAACTGGGTTAACCTTACCAAAATCGATATCTAAGGTTGGTAGATATTGTCTTCTAAACTTATCAAAGACTTCTTTAATGAATAAAGAGTCAAGGTTGGTTACAGCAGCACCAGCAATGTGATTTGACTGTCTTAAAGCTGCTTCTCCAGCATATACCTCATTATGGAGGTTATCATACTCAACAGGTCCAGAAACGCCTCTGGAGCACCCTAGGAAGGCACTAGCAGCGTATCCTGATCCATCCTCTAGAATAAAGAATCCAGTAACTTCATCAAAACCAACATCTACTGATGCTCTTGCTGCTTTTGGTTCTGCGATGTATATTTTAGGAGGTGATGCTTCTGAGTAACCAGATCCAAAATTAGTAATATTAATATCAGTAATTTCACCGTTAAAGATGGTTGCTTCTGCTAAAGCACCAGTACCACCTATAGGTTCTCCATATCCGTCTTTTCTATCATCTACGATATAAACTGAAGGTGCATCGGTATAACCCATGCCACCAGTCAACATTTGAATATTTGTAACTGATCCAGATGCTACAGTAACATCTAATATCTGAGCACCGATAGGGTTAACTATTTTGACTCTAGGAGGTGCCGTATACCCTCTACCACGGTTGGTAATCTGGATTTCGTATACTTGACCATCCTGGTTGATTTTTGATATTGCTTGAGCATTGATTCCACCAATAGGAGCAGGATCAATATAAACTACAGGTGCATTACTATATCCACTACCCATTGTAGTGACTGTAATGGTTCCTATGTTAATTCTACCTTCACCATCAATAGTAGGAGATGTAATAGTTGCTCCACCTGGATTCTTGAATGATATAGCAGGAATGAAGTCATATCCACTTCCACTATCAGTAATAGTCAATGTTTCGACCATTCCAGTCGTATCATTAACTGTAAGACTTAATTTAGCAGGTGTACCGTTAGGATCGGAAGGTCCAGCAACAACAGGGATTGGTGGGTTGTATGATGTATAACCTTGACCACCATCAATCAAATTGATGTCTTTAATCCCTCCAATTAGAGATCTGGCAGTCGAATTAACACCTGTCTTACTTGTGATCGCAACTTTAGGTGCAAAATCAAGTCTATACTTACTTCCTCCAGTTTTAGGGATTAAAGCGGTAATTGTGCCATCATCAGCAACCTTAGCAATTGCTGTGGCTCCTGAACCGTAACTAGGAGGAGTATATTCAACAGACCTAATATGAATAGCGTCAGCAGCTCCGATTTCATTCTTAAAGACGACTTTATCTTCAAAAACAGTAAAATCGGTATATGGTTCTTGTAAACGTCCATTTTTGTTAATTACAAGTCCAATTTCGGAAGTTGGAGTGTAAGATTGGGCATTAATCCTTAATGGGTAATATTTTGTGTTTTGCCACTCTTGATAAGGTATAGCATCACAAGTTTTGATCGTTTGATCCGAATATCCGACCAAATAAGTCAATGAAGTGAATTCTGAGTCATCAGACCCGATTTGGTCTCTTGGAGCAACAGCAAAACGTATATTAAGACCTTCTACGAAGTAATCTACGTTTGGCACCATCATGGTGTTGTACGCAGTCACAATTAAGTGCTCTGCTGAAGGAGGAGCAACTGGAGTGCCTAAAAATGATAATGAAAAGACATTTTGGACTCCATCAAAGAGTGTAAATGGGTTTTCTAGTTGTTGCTTCTTCTTATTAAACTGTGGGTATGAAATACCTGGAGTAATGATGACATCAGGACCACGAGTAACCTTTTCATAGTAAATTACTTCATTATCAATCATTATGGAGCCATCTCGCTCCTGGAATCCATCTATACCTTCAATTTCTATCTTTGAATCGTACAGACCAATATCCTTGAGCAGACTGGTTGCACTGTCTAATTGCTCAGAGGTATAATTGTCAAGATCAAGATATCTCAGTAAATTATTGAGTATATCGTAGGGTCTACCTGTCTTTTCCTGAGATTTGTAGTATTCAAACAAGAAGTTGACTAGTTGTCTATCTTCTTGACGAATAAACTCAGGTAACTGATTCTCGACTCTATCAGAGACGTTGATATTCTTTGTAATCGGCATCTATCTTAGAAACAGGATTCGCTGACTGGATATGTGAAAGTATCCGTGGGATAATCGATAATATTTATCCCAGTTGTATCACCGTAATTATAACCATTAAAGTTATTAGGATCGAAGGTCGGGATTGACACATCGTTGATTGTATAGTCAATTGGATTGACTTGGGGGTTAAAGATTGTAGGATCTACTCCTGGTGGGACTGCAATTGATCCACCAGCAGGTAATACCTGAATTGGTAGTCTAGTAGTGTCATCTGGAGTGCCCTGAATCGCTACAGGACCAACACAGACTTGACCAGTGCCATAATTAACGCTACCTACTGAAGGGTTAAGGGTTAATTCGGTCTCATCTCGTGTGGTAACCATAATTAGGTTTCCACGACCATCATCTCTTATATTCACAGGTACCAAAACTTGATTAGTGGTAAGTGTGGAGATTCCAGGGGTTGCAACCTGTGCGGTAGTCGTCCCATCACTCAAAGTGAGGTTTACAAGGTCTTCTGTATAACCAGTGGCATAAAATGTCCCTGATTTAACAACTGAGAAGGATGGTTTACATTTTCCACCAGTTCCATCATCATCACCGTCATCTGGAGATCCAGAATAAGCGTTTGGATCATAAAGTGGGTTACCAAAGTCTAAACATTGGGTAAATACTTGCCCAAAAGTGAATTGGTCAAGATTTTGACCTAAAGTCATCTGAGTGACGTTACCAGAAATAGCAGGATCACTACTATCAACCATAGCACCGAATTTAGACCCATCTATACGATTACCAAACCTATTTGTGGCACCGTTTTTGTTAAATGCGTCAATTCCTTGTAAAATCTTAGTTCCGAGTTGTGCTCCAGTCAAACTAGTGTCATTTCCGTTGTAATAAACGTAAGATTTTGGTAAAACGTAGAAAATGGTTGGGTCAATGATGACTGGCTCGATAGAAGCTATAGAATACTTCAATAAGTCCTTCTTAATCTTCTGTTTTGTCGTTGCATTCAGTTTATTTCCTGTTTTTGGTCTAATTGCAACATAAACTTTTCCATAAATCGGTGGATTTAACTTTTCACCACCAAAAGCAGTTACAGATGCCGCTTGAGGGTAGATCTCAGAGACAATATGCTCGAAATCATTCTCAGTAACCGCCCTATTCTGAGTTGCATACGCTCTAGGTGCTCTAAACTTGACTGAGAGTGATGTTTCACGATCTTCACCGTCCTGAGCAGCGTCTTTAGTGGTCAAACTAATGGAATTTGGACTTATAACACGTTGATCACTGTCTAAAACAGTTCCAATGAAGTTAAATCCCTTCGCACCGTTAGCTTCAACCCCATCTGTAGACACATATGAGACTCTTATGTACTCACCATCAATTAATTTACGTCCAATTGACCCATCTCCGAAAACAAGACGGTATCTCATGTCATCAGTCTCTTCCAAATAGTAAATTCTGGAAGTACCATCAGCATTTGTTACATTTGTAGCAGGACTATAGGTATCTGTCTCTGCTGATTGCTCAGTTGGAGAGATATCTACGGTCAAAAGTCCTGTATCTACATTCTCATCGGGAATAATGTAGTCCTGACGCTGTGTATAGTCAACTGTATAGTTGTAAGTTAATAAATTTCCTTGATAAACAAGCACACTCTCAAAAGTCGCTAGTCCAGTGCCACTATCTACAGGCACTTGGATGTCCTGAGTCAATGCAAACGTGTAAGAATCGAAATCATTGTCTGCAACAAAGACATCACCCTTCTTTAGGGTGGCAAATTCTGGGAAACTGGTGCCATTTAGACCAATACTAGTCTGAGCAAGTAGTTTTATACATGCTCTAGGTGCCTTAATTGACCTTGGAGTATAATTTAACTGCTTTGCGATCCTTACAATGTTGTCTCTGACCGTTGCAGTCTCTAAAAATGCTTCGTTTAACGCCATGTTAGCGTTAAATGCTGTATAGTATGTGTTGTATGCTAAGATATCAATCAAATATGACGCAGAACTACCCTCAAAATCATAATCGGTAAACTCTTTTCGAGTCCGAAGGTATGATCTGATAGATTCTTTGATCTCAAAGAAGTCTAACGACGTTAACTGGGATGGAATTGCTGACATGTTATGCTCTCTCTAGGAGAAAATCGACGTTTTGCACTTCTTGCTGACCAACAATAGTGTAATCTATCGAAATATGGACTGAATTTATATCATTTTCATCTCGAAGTCCGACTCCAGTGCATTCAACACGTGGTTCTAGTCTCTTGATACAGTTAAATATCTCACTTTTGATAGTATCTACTGCGAATGGATCCCATGGTTCGAATAAAAGCATCTTAACCCTAGACCCAATAGTAGGTTGAAATGGTCTTTCCCCGAACATAGTAAGAATGAGGTTACGAACGGACTGCTTTATAGCATTCTCATTCTTAACCACACCAAAATCGCCAGTTGAGGGGTTAGCATTCATCGAAATTGCTAAGTCCTTGAATCCTCTGCTGACGTATTTTTCAGATCTGAACCTGTAGGAGGGCATTCTTCTCTACTATTACTAAGATATTTATCACATCTTGGGTCAGTAATTAAGTATTTACAATATTCCCATCCGTTTTCCTTAAAGGAGTCGGACATATCGACAGGTCTTTCTGGTTTTCCCATGTTTTTGACCCTATTATGTTTTATTTATAGGGTTAACCGACTATTTTCCTTGACCTCTATACCTTTTCTTTGCTCCATTACGTGAAGTAGCACTTATTTTTGTGTTTTTAGAGGTACCTTGCCTTGATTTCTTAGCAGGAGGAGCTTGATAGTCACCAGTTTGGGTGTATAATGCCATTTTTGGTTAGTAAACTACTATGATGATAGCACAGTTGCATGTCCCCACGCAACTACAGATGAACAAGGGTAACTAAACCCTGAAAATCCAACTCCTAGAGGATCTAGGATACGTGCAATTGGTAATTTTAGAGCAAAGACAGTTAGAGTCGTTGCCATAAGAATTCTAGTATGCCCTACACCACCACCATCTTCAATTGTAAGGGTGCTGCAAGGGATTGGAGTAGGTGTTGGACACATCGCTTTACCACAAGGACACATGTATACAACAATATTAGTACATACCGCTATGTGTGGTGTGAATGTATCACCCATTAACATGATGGGAATACGATTTACTAGCACAGTTGCCCTATATGGAGTAACAGGGAATATAGGAATTAGGGGTTGAGGGGGCCACCAACACGTATATTCCTTAATGACTATGCTGTAGGGGATTGGAGGGGTGCCACACGCCTGTACAGAGTGGATGGTGGATGGTAAACACAATCCATGACCACTACAAGGTAGTCCGTTTAGAGATGATACTGGTAATAGTGCTCCAAATGCCATATTATAACCTCTTAGGGAATACTATATCATTAAGTGATTCACCGTCAGTCCAAGAATTCTCCTCACTACACTCATCAAAGTATGGGTTACCATAATTTCTTAATGCTCTTCCCAATGCTATGACTCCACCAGACAGATAATTCCTAACTGCCATGATACCATTATAAGCACCCATATTCATTACAGCATTTGCACCAGATCCAGTTATACGTTGAGGATTAATAGCAATAGATGCATCCATACATTTATCCAGTGCTAGACAAGGGTTGCTATGCAACTCACTAACACCACAATATGTGGTTCCTGATTGACCATTACCATTAGCATCATATCCACTATACACAGTGAGAGGTCCATCAGATGCATTAACTCCCCGCACATATGTATCCCAACATTCATTGGGTGGTACACCGCTGCTACAACTCGACACGGTTAATGCAGTATAATCCACAGAGTGCGGAGTACCTGCTGGATCATTTGCTGTAGGATGTCCTAACCATGTCTGCACTGCCTGACTACTAGTGATATTCTGACCAGCCCACATCTGTAACTGTTCCAGCTCTGTAAAGTTGGATCTATTGTAGTCGTAGGTATTCTCATCTAACCCGACGGGTACAAAGACCATGTTACCAGGATCTTGAGGATCTCTGTAACATCTACCATCTATACTACTCCTCTTACATTTCCAAGTCTTCTCACCAGCATTAGTAGTTATAGGTCTCTTCTCCATTAAGTAGGGAGTTGGCATATTCTTAAGGAAGTCCATAAATGCTGGTCCCTGACTACCACCAACATATCCCTCTATCTCCATAGACACACGGAATGTTGCTTCCTTCTCCTTAGAAGCACAATACTTATATGGTAACCATCCGAATGCTTTACGCTCACCCTCTTCATTAGTATCCAAGTAAGCGCATGGCATATCAAACCACCGTGTAATATTATACAACTTAGGTTGTACCAGATCTATACACTTATCTTGTCCAAAAGGACCGTATAGATGGGACATGTTAGATCCAAACGTATCTGCCTGATCTACAGCAGCTAGTGCGTATCCCATTGCACCATCTTGGAATTCCTGCACACCAGACTCATTTGCAGCAACATATTCAAACTGCTCTGCATCTGGCATACCTGCTTTCATATTCGCACTACCATTAATCTCAATACACTCTGCTGGTAGGTTGAAGCATAGTTTAGTTACATCATCATCTAAACCATCACCTGCTGCCCTTATGTAACTATCTGGTACTGTTACAGAAACCTGAGTAGCATTGTTAGTAGGCATATCAGATGAGTGACTCATAGACTGCTTAACTATATCCCTAGTATTAGGATCCATATTAGCGGACAGTGGTTGCATAGAGTATTGCTCATTAGTTGCCTCAGTCCTTGCAGCGGAGAACTCTACATCTTCCTTTTCAAATGTATGATCCCATGCCTTATCCATATTCTCTGCGGCTGCTTCCATTTCCTTACCACCAGATTGGAAGTTACCGTCTTTATCCCTTACACCCTGATATTCAATCTGCTCAGGATCAACTACATGCACTATAACCTTATTCGCCTGGTTATATCCTGCGCCTGGGTCTACAACTCGCACTGCTCTGATTATACCTTCATCATCTAACTGCGATATCTCAACCTCTGCTCTCTTCAGTCTGTATATGTCCTTATTCTTATCCTCTGCGTCTACTGCTTCTGTGGAGGACTTCCACACCCTAGAGTGAGTCTTCATGTCCATTGTAGACATAGATGTATCTTCCTTATCAGGATCTGCTATTGCTTTTGATGAATCAGGATCCATTCCTAACTTATCTGCCATAAAGTCAGATGTATCATTAGGAGAGAAGTCATCTAATCCTTGCGGATCCATAACCTGTATTATTGGTTTTACGTACCCTCTACCCCCATTGACAACGTATATAGATTTGATTTCTCCGTCATCTCCTACTATTGCTTCTAGTTTCGCCTCATCCATAGTACGCTTTGGTATGAGTGCTTTAGGCTCTATCTCTACTTTCCAATAAGATATCTTCTTAGGGAATTCATAGGTACCACAGAATGCAGACTTATTAGGTATACCGTATCCTGCTAGTATCTCAGCACGACCACCATCACTAGATGTAAACTGCTCCTGATATGTAAACGGTGCAGGCTCTGTAGTCCTTTCAATATTCTTAACTCTAGTCTCTATGGTGTAATTACCTGCTGCGAGTGTCATAGGGAATATTTGAGTACCCATGCCACTCTGATAACTAATCTCCTGATCTATGAGGACATTACTACTAGAGTCCGTGATCTTAAGGTATCCATAGTTATCAGACTCTATTGCTAAAGAGTAGTCTCCGTTACTAGGTATAGTAACTGTCGCAGTATGCACTTGCCACGTGCCTATATGAGGATCTTCTGCGTCATCTGCGGGTTTAACTGGGTATATGCTGTAGTCCTTCATCAGTTGTGACCAAGGCACTGCGGGATTATTGGGTGCACCTATCGCAACCCATGACCCTTTCTCCGCAAGTGAGGTGGTTATCTCCACAGCACCTACGGTAGTTAACCGCCATGCTATGCAAGCAGGGTTGACATACCACAGATTGTCTCTACTGTTATCCCAAGTAAGCTCCATTATTCCACACTTGAGCTCATCTCCGAAGTAATATGCTGTTACTACATCCCAACCGTTGATCTTTTCACCAGGACCAAAGTCACCAGTCCGTGTTAAGTAACGGAAGAATATGATAGGAGTAGTAGTATCTACAGTCCAGAATGATTCGTTTACACCAGCACTACTAGCATCATGGATGGATAGTTTAGTCTGAGTAGTATTCCATACATCAGAATTGATCTCATAGAAGTGACTATGATATGTCCATACTGGAGCACACTGAGGACATCCTTCAGGGTCAGTAGTATTAGGACAACACTGAGCATTACTCAGGATAAACTGTGAGGAGAATATAGGTCCATTCCAAGGATAGGTCGTATCATATAGGTAAAATATAAACTGAGAGTCATACATATCCTCGAATCCAAGGAAACGAGGTACAGCACCTTTCACGGCACCACTCAGACCGTAACTCCACTCGAATAGTGCTTCATTATCTAATATGTCTACGTTATCGGGCCATCCCCATCCATTAATATTAGGTGGACCTTCTACATTATTACCAGTAGCATCACGCATCTGACGATACATGAACTCAGTCCATGCACCCATACCATTTACAATGCCATTCCAAGTTGCCTGACTACCAAAACTATAATCATACCATCCACTCTTATTAATATTCTGTCCAGTAGGTCCAATCTTACCAATATCAAGTATTAGATCAGTAGGAGAGTCTAACGCACGTGTCTTGAACGCCCATCCTATGATCCCCAGGTAGTTGTATGACTTATCTAATGACTCTTTGGGTGGGACAGGACTATTATCTGCTAATCTAACCTCTACTGAAGGGTCTATAGTATAGAAATGATCAGGGTCAGGATGCAAATACTCATAGATGGGTGCAGGAGTCTCTCCAGGTGAGCAGTATGCTTGTGCATGTGCTTCTGTAGCAAAGACATACCCTAGAGTATCTACTTCCTTATATAAGTTTCTACCACAACCTACTCCATTTAATCCAGTAGGGACGTTAGTACCAGCACAGAGTTGTGTATCATCGGGCCAATGAGAGTAGTATGCTTTAAGGGGTATACTGTTTGGTACCTGCGCTATCATAATATAGAACACAGGTTTACCGCTACGTGGCTCTGGGTTATAACCAGAAGCAGCACGTTGCCAACTTTCATTTTCGCAACCGAAGTCTCTCTTTATTAACTGTGGATCACGTGCATACTTGTGATCATCCTTTGCTGCCCTATAAAATCTGTATATACCTGCTCTTTCATTACCACTAGAATTTACATTAGTTGATTCCTCATCACCAATATAATGTACTACGTCCTTTCCCATAGGGAGACTACCAGGACCACCATCTTCAAAGGTGACACTGTACGCCATACCAGTCCCGACACCAGGATAGTCTCCCGATGTCCTATAATTACCACTACTAGGTCTTTTAAATTCCTGATTGAAACCGCCACCCTTTATAGGATTAGGAAAGCTCCTACCAGTTTCCTGAATATAGGCTGGCATTACTCACTTAGTTTTTCTTCTATCTTATTTAGTCTATTCTCTAGATGATTCATCTCAGCAAATACCGTATCGAGTAATTCCTTTAAATTAAGATACTTAGGACTACCAGGAGGTTTATACTTGATCATATCTGCGCCTGGGGGAGGGATTTTTTGTAGTCCCCCTTCTACTTGCTCTATTCTTTTAGCAAGGTTAGAGATCGACTCGCTAATTTTTTCAAATGTCCAAGCAAAGAATTCTTCATCGCTATTAAACTGAGGTGTCTCCATTATGAATTCGCCATTTTTTTAGACGCTAATTTTTTATAAGGTTAATGATGTTTATTATAACCAGTATAGTTAACATGATCTGATTATACCTCATTCGTCTACTTTATGCAATATGATAGATCCATCTGTCTCTTCTTCATACTCTAAGTTAGTGCCTATGTCCCAACCACATTCTCGCATAACATCATCAGGGATGTGTATGTAATTGTCTCCGAAGTCATCCTCTTCGATTCTTAGGGTAAATCGTTTCATCTCATACTTTACTTGTATATCTGCTTTATGTAGCATTTTCCCTCACTATACCTACACAGCACATACGATAGTGCTCATCTAGTCTCACAATACAACTGTCAGTTTGCCACAACTGGTGAAGCATCCACCCATCACCTAAGTAAATCCCACCGTGATTGGGTGCTCTTCCCGCTTTCTCGGAATATGCTCCTCCCAGTGACTCGGTGTATATCTTAAACAATAGGAGATCATTCTTTTTTAGGATAGATGTATCCCAGTCCTCTCCCCATTCTGGTCTGCTTATCCAGAGACCATTCTCTTCTGCTACTGCCTCATCCTTGAATGATGTATATAACCCTGCAAAGGACTTCAGAGACCTTCCAAGGCGACTCTGGACATACTTCTGTATGATTCCATAGCAACCTGGATAACGTCTACCCTCCCAAGGGAGACCTATCAGATCTGAGAATTCCTCCTCTAATTTTTCTTGGGCGATCTCTAATGGATTTTGATTAAACTCTGACACTGAAAAACCTATGGGGAAATTTTTATATTAGAAAAATATTTTGATATCGATCCTATACTTTTGTAGGTTACACATAGTGGAAAAGTTAATAACTGTTTATTAACATTTTGTGTGTATACGCTATTTGTTATTTAACATATGCTAATATGCTCATGCTCATATACACATAGTGCCTACACGGTTTGTGTTAATAATGCACCTGGTGATTACATGCTCTATGTGATACTAACACCCACACACAGTTGTTGTTAATCAGTGGGTATACAGTTTGTGTTAATTAGTGGGGGTAATATGTCCCCCTATAGTATCAACAACTGTGTGTGTGCTATGTGTTATTGATCACTGCTAAATTGCGTTGCATCAAGTAATGCTAACTTCTCGCTTTTAAACGGACCATTCTTATTACATCCATCGTAATTATACGCCCAAAAGTGTTTCCTACGTGTTTCCCATAGTTTAACATCTACTGGAGGATTAGTTGCAATTGTTGTTACTTTAGACATGGCAATTAGGGGCAAGTTGTTGTTAGGCGGTAGGGGGCAAATCGTTGCGGTATTTGTGATACTTTTCCACAGAGTCTGTGGAATTGTTGTCACTTTCCCTGCGATACTTTGTCTTTGATTGTTTACGCTTTTCTCTCAAACTTTTTGCCCTATGTGAGGAATAGGGGTCATTACGTTTGTATGTCCTTCCCATTGGAATTGTGCTTACATTGTTATCATATAGCATAATGATTGTGATGTCAAGGGTTATAAGCAGATTGTGGCAATTCTTAGCAGTTGTTGACAAAAAAATCTCGCTATGTTACGCTCTAAGACAACACTTAGTGACGCTATTTATGGGGGTTTCAATAACACAATTCTATGTTTAATTAACCCTTTTAAATATACACTGTTTTCCACATGTATGTCCGCTAACTGTGGAAAACTCTCTTGTAATTGTGGATTAGTTGTTATCATCTTAGATACAAATACCCTCCACTCCAATCACATTTATCAAAGCAAGTCTGTGGATCTGTTAACAAATTGTACCTGATAATGTCAGCAGGTTTGTTATAACTAGCAGGTTTATATACATGACCTAAAAGTTTATCTACAAAGCAATGTACTGAATTGTCTGTTATTACTTTCCAATACTTTCTTCCCTTACTAACTGTTACATTGAACTCACTATTGTATCCCTTTCGTTGATAGTCATTAATGATATAATCCTTGAGTTTGTTTACATTTCTTTCTATAACTTTGGCATCATAAGCAAAGTCTTTTCTTACATGATGTTCTTTAACAGCAGAGATCAAATCTTGTCTAGGTTGTGTCATTTTAGGGGGAAACAGTTGTGATTAGTTAGTGGGCATAATGTTAATCATTTAATATACTTATCTTGCGTGATCTTGGGGGATTGTATACACTTTGTGTTTTTGGTTTGTTGTTAGTAACTGATTGATAGATGTTAAACAAAGTGTTACTATTGAGGGTGATTGTGTTGGGATTAGTTGCAATTAGCATTGGTAAATGTGAAATCGTTGAGTGATAGTGAGTTGGCATGATTTACCTTGTTAATTATACACGCATGATGAATATTAAGTATTTCCTTAACACTTACTCCCTCCCAATCTTCCCAGTCTTGGACATAATCAGTTTGATCAAAATCACCTGTTTCATCAACACATAGTGGGCATGATTTGAAATCATTGTTATCATCTATCCAGAAGATACGACCAAAGAAATTAGATTTAAACATGGGAAGAATTTGTTGTTATGTTAATAATAGCATATTAATAGCGTTGGGGGATGCTATCGTATGCACTTAAATTAGTGTCACAAAGTCTATTGACAATCACATCTTCCTCCTTATATGATAATAACTTGGATCTAATTGTAACGTATTTGTCATCAATTAGTGAAAATATTGTGTCCCACTCAGTGTTACTTAACCGTGGATACTTGTTGTTATGATTGATAACAACCTTTGCATCTAATTCACTATTAGTGGCATTAGGATTTGCTGTTCCTTGATACACAGGGCGAGGATTTAAACGAGTCATTGTGTTAGTTTCCTTTGAGTGATTTGCGTAAAGTGGTTCTAAATCAGGAGTGATGATTACTTCCATTAATTAACACCCCACTCATACTTAGGTATGATATAATTACATTTTTGGCAAGAGAGGGCATAAAACGAGAAATGATAAACTGTATGCGTTGAATTACATTCAGGGCATGTAATTTGTTTACCATTCTTACCTGCTCTAGTGTAACGATTAACTCTATTCATTATCATCTTCCTCCGCATATCCTACCTCATAACATAACCCTTCGGCAATGAAATAATCACATAGTTGTTGATACTGTCTCAACTCATTGTGTAACTCACAATCTATCAAGAACTGTACCATCTCTATTTGTAAATCTTCGGGCAGTAATCCTTGATCGTAAGCATCCATTTGTAATGCTAATTTCTTTGGAAGTGTGGATTTAGTCATGGAATCCTGGGATGAATGTTTGCATTGTAGAGGTAACATTATCAACCAATTCTTTATATAAATCCTCGTCATGTGTGCATTCTATTTCACATTGTAACTCTTCATCTGATAGATTGTGATAATCTTCTTTGAGAGTTAAACTAACAAATTGTACGAGATCTTTGTGATCCATACTATCAACATGTAGATCAACATATTGATCTATTAGTTCATCTTTTTGTTGTGCAGTTAGTGACATTTATCCTCCAAAGATAAGTGAATAAAAAAGGGCACGGATTAGGTGCCCATTGTTGTTAGTTAGCGTTGTGCTAAGTAGTTGTCAATTAGTGCTATCAATTCGTTTCCAGTTTGTGCACGTGATAGTGATTCAACTAGGAAGTTAAATGATACTGACTGAGACATGATTAGAAGAGAGTAAACAACATTTAGTTTAGAGTCATTGCGGACTAATTGACATTTAGCAGTTAAATTGCTTCCATGCCTGAGAAGAATGGGACTGTACCAACTTTAGAACTATTGTAGTACCAAGTGAAGTCCTTTTGAAATACTCCCCCATCACATGTTACCTCACTAAGTAATGCATTTAATCTTGACTTTGTAGTGACTGACTGCCATCCACCGTCTAAGATTTGAACGAAAGTGTCACCTACTCTTGCAATTAGATTGCCATGTAGGTAAACATTAGCAACACGATCTTC